TGGGTAATACTTGTTGCTATATTCAACAAGACAGGCAACCAGATTGCTGTGAGAGTAGATGGTGATAATGCATTTACACCTGTGAACGATTATGATAACAGTCTGCAAACAAATATGGACCTGCGTATCTTCCGTAACAGAGCCAATGAAAGAATGGGCGGTAGAATGGCAGAGTTTTTCTCCGTGGCAGGTGTTCCTGGCACAGGAGGCACAGACATCACAGATGTGCAAAAAGCAGAAGGCTACCTTGCTCACAAGTGGGGATTGACTAGTTCATTACCTGTCAGCCACCCGTACAAGAGCAGTGCTCCGTAACCATAAATACCATTAAATTATGGCACAAGAAGTAATAAACATAGGAGCGATCGCAGACGACGGCACGGGCGATACTGTACGAGGTGCGGGTATCAAGATCAACAACAACTTCACGGAGATATATGCGGAAGAGATAGAGCTATCACACCTGGAGTTCAGTGGCAATGTCATACTAGGCACACAGTCAAACGCTGATCTGGAGTTCAGGGCCAGTGGCACAGGAGTTATAGACATCCAGGAACTCACAATAGATTCAACCATCAACTTCTCTGACAACGAGATCAGGACAAACACATCGAACGCTGACATGACGCTGACTGCCAACGGCACGGGCTCCATAGTCATTAACAATATTGACCTAGATTCAGGCACAATAGATGACACCATCATTGGCGGCACAACTGCCGCGGCGGGAACATTCACAGTACTCAACGTTGACATGTCTGCCAGCATAGATGGGGTCACGATAGCAGACAACACGATCACAACAACTACAAACGCCGACCTTGAAATATCAGGATCAGGCACGGGTGCGGTGTCATTCGATGGAGTAAAATTCCCAACAGCAGACGGCACAACCAACCAGGTGTTGCGTACAGATGGCAGTGGGCAACTGACATATTTCACAGCACCAATTATCTTCGACCAAGCTCTTATAGACGATGGCACAGACACCATCACTGGGAACAGCGTCGCACAGACTTTCGACACCTTCAGTGCATCCAGTTACAGGAGTGCAAATTATCTTATACAGGTATCCGATGGTACAAATGATCGATACGGTCTGGTTGAAGCAAACGTCACACACGATGGATCGAATGCGTACATCAGTGTGTTTGGTGGTGTGGGCAACGGCACTGGAGACGGATCTACGGTGTATGATTCACTGGAATTCACCGCGATCATAAACAGTGGTGAAGTGAGGGTGCGAGCGAAAGTAAATAACACTACAACACAGACTTTAAAATTCGTGAGGAGAATAGTTAAGGTATAATGGCACAGATAACTTTAAATGTAGGTTCAAACGCTAACACCGGAGACGGTCAAACTTTAAGATCGGCCATGCAAGATGTGAACACCATGTTCACGGAGATCTACGCTTCACCGTTGTTCAACGATGGGATTACACTCAGCGGTAACACGATATCAGCATCAAGGTCAAACGATGATCTTGTGCTTAGACCGAGTGGCACAGGAGTTGTCACAATGGACAACCTTACCATTGATTCAAACATAAATCTAACAGACAATGTGATCAAGACCACGCAATCCAATTCCAACCTTGTGCTTTCGGCATCAGGTACAGGCAGTGTTTCCATAGCGAAGGCGGACATAAATGGTGGTGTGATCGATGACACAGTGATCGGTGGTACGACTGCCGCGGCGGGAACATTCACCACAGTGACGGCGACCACATCAGCCAGCATAGACGGGATAACAATATCTGACAACACAATAACAACCACTTCAAACGCAGACCTAGAACTAACAGGTTCAGGCACGGGTGTGGTCAAGATAAACGGACTGTCGTTCCCGGCATCAGATGGAACTGCCAATCAACTGCTTAAGACAGACGGAGCAGGAAACCTAGGGTTTGTCACAGCAAGTGCCTCACTGAACCACTCAGAGATCAGTGATAACACCACAACGGTGGCATCATCGGCGACGACACAGATTGACTCATTTGCTTCGGCCACATACAGGAGTGCCAAGTACTTCATATCTATATCCGACGCAACCAACAGCAGATTTGAGATGGTGGAAGCGAACCTGATACACGGACCAAGTGGAGACAGCACCACGGAAGCATACTTAACCGTGTCTGGTTCCACTAGTTCATATGGTAATCCAGGTGAACTGTGTACATTCACAGCAGACATAGACGATGGTAATGTGAGACTGCTGGCAACAAACATCACCAGTGATAGCACTGTGTTCAAATTCCAAAGAACACTTATAGACCTATAATAATTACATTAGGTTTATAGAATTTACAATAAATACCCATAACAAAAAAAAGGATTAATATAAAGTATGGCTAGACAAAATATCAACATAGGATCAAGTGCAAACGACGGCACGGGTGATCCTCTAAGAACAGCATTTGACAAGATCAATGACAACTTCGTAGAATTGTACGGCACTGACGATGATTCAAAAACATTGGCCAACAACCTAGACGTCAATGGGCACAACATCATATCATCAAGATCAAACGAAGACATAAGAATTTTACCAGCAGGCACAGGTGGGGTGATCGCTTCAGCAGTGCGAATAGCAGGTACGACGATCAGTTCTGATGACTCATCTCAGATAACGATAGCAGAGAACATACAGACAACTGGCACGCTGAACGTGGCAGGTGCAACAACTTTATCAACAAGTTTAGCATTGGCAACAGGTGCAACAGTAACAGGTATCCTTGACGAAGACAACATGGGTACTAATTCGGCCACACAACTTGCTACTCAACAATCAATCAAAGCATATGTTGATGCACAGGTAACAGCCGCAGATCTAGATTTCACAGCCGACGACTCAACAACAAATTCAATCGATCTCGATTCAGAAGTGATGCAGTTCTCAGGTGGTACTGGAATCACAACATCAGCAGTAAACAACACAGTGACAACAGCAATAGACAGCACTGTGGTAACATTGTCTGGTTCACAGACACTTACAAATAAAGTTTTAACAGCACCCACTATAAATGCGGCAACAATGACAGGTACAGTGACCGTTGATTCTATTTCAATGGCTGACAACACCATTACAACCAGTGCTTCGAACGCCAACCTAGATCTAGATGCCTCAGGCTCAGGAAGTATAAGATTGATAGCACCCACTACGGCCGTTTCTACATTGACCACAGCAGATATCACTACAACAGGAACACACACAGTCACAGGACAATCAGACATCGATGCTGTAAGGATTAAAGATAATGGTATCACAACAAATGCTTCAAATGCCAATCTTGAATTATCAGCGAACGGCTCAGGTGTCGTAGATGTAAAAGATGCAATGACCACTGTTGGACAAACAATAACAGGAAACGTGGTCATAGATGGTCAATTTGACATTGACAATATTTCGATCAGTGGAAATGGTATAATTGCTACAAATTCAGGTGGAGGTATTAACTTAAATCCAAATGCTGAAGGACAGGTAACGATTGGTGGATCAGTTGTTGCAGTTCCGGGAGTGATGGCCGCAACCTCAGTCAACGTGACAACATCGCTATTGCTTGGTGCCGATTGTCTAATAACAACAAACGTCTCAAATGCAGATATCAACTTAGAAGCAAATGGCACGGGGTCTGTCTATATTGACGAACTTCGTTTTAGGGATAATAACATCACTACCCACGTAACAAATGCTAACTTGGAATTAACCACGGACGGTACAGGTACGATAGAATTACAAACAAACACGAATGTCACAGGTAATTTGACTGTGTCAGGTGCATTTACTGGTAGCAGACAGACCATCAGTGGTGCGGGTGTGATCAACCTGACAACATTGTTCACTGAGATCACAACGACCGGTGCAGATGCATACTCACTGGCAAATGGTACAGTGGGTCAGATAAAAATAATCACCATGGCGGTGCACGGCGGTGACGCAACCATCACTCCGACCACGTTTGCAAACGGCACATCGATGACGATGGATGCTGTGCATGATTCAGTTACACTGATCTATGGCGCAAACGGTTGGGTAGTACTTGCCTCACAGAACGTAACAATCAACGCTTAATAGGCCAACAAGTAAACATCCTTAATAGGAGAAAATGAGGAAATACAGGAACGACCGTAACAGGCACAAGTCTGCACATTCCGAGATACGACGCTTGGAGGAGGCTATACGACGTGAACAGGACAAGATCACACGTGAAGGCCTCCAACAGCAACTAGAACACTGGATTCGTACACAGAATAATACTCAGTAATCGCCAATAAATACCCTTGTAAGGAGTAAGACTAATGGCAACACCAGTGTGGACAACCACGGCAGGTAAAATTGCAACCATAAATGAGCAAGTCGCATATTCTCTTCAACTAGAAGCGAATGACCCAGTCGCTATGGGTGATTCAACGGCCATCACTTACTCCGTGATAGCAGGGAGCCTACCCGCAGGAATGCAGGTAACCACAGACGGGCTCTTGACAGGTACTCCGGCTGAGGTTGCCAAAAGAACTCTTTACACCTTCGTCGTGCGAGCCACGGCCGGTGCCTCTATCACAGACAGGTCTTTTAGTATAGACGTGCAGGGAGCGGACACACCCACTTTCACCACAGCCGCAGGACAACTGCAACTGGACGATTCAACCAGGGTTGGACTGTACTGGGTCATAGATGGCTCTAGCATTTCACTGCAGATGCAGGCCACTGATTCGGACACCAGAGCAGGCCAGAGTTTAGTTTATGAAATTTCACAAGGATCACTGCCACCTGGCGTGACCATGAGCAAGTCAGGATTGATATCTGGAATAGTACAACTGACCGATGACCAACGCTACGGAGCACGTGGTGGATATGATGATGGATCACTAGAGGATCAATGGGACGGCACGTATGACAGGACAGTCACATCAAAAAGTATCAGCAAGAATTTTGATTTCATAGTAAGGGTATCAGATGGCACCAGTTTCGTAGAACAGAACAATTCAATATTCGTTTATAGTGCAGATTTCTGGAGGGTATCCAACACAGCAATTACCATTGATAAAACACAGATAGACGGATCTGCACTGACCTTGGATTTCAGTGCCAACAGGAGACCGGTGTTCAGGACAGGGTCGGACCTTGGAACTTTTAGACACGACAACAATATAGTGGTCAAGATAGACGTGGAGGATTTCGATCCACTACAGGCAGACCTGACATACTCTATACAGTCTGGTTCATTGCCAGCAGGAATGTCCATAGACATCAACTCCGGAGAACTTTACGGACAGTTGGCCAGACAGTCGGCTGTAGAAGTAGATTACAACTTCACCGTGAGGGCTAACAGAGTAGTATCAACAGGAGTGAATGTATTCACCGATCAAACGTTCACTATGAAAGTGATTGGTGAGCTGGACATAGGAATAGCATTCACAACACCAACAGTGATAGGAACGCTCAAGGCCGATGTTCCAAGCCTATTACATGTGGAAGCAGTCACAGAGGAAACAGATCGTGTGTTAAGTTACTCGGTGACCTCGGGTACGTTGCCCACAGGAATTACACTTTCGGATCAAGGGAATTTAATAGGCACAATAGATCCAAGCGACTTCACTGACTCCACGAGAGCGTACACATTCACAGTCACAGTGAGTGACCAGTACCAAGCGGCGGCGACCTCTAAAGAATTCACTGTCAACATAGACATACCATTCACACAGACTGAGTATGGTAACATGTCAGGACATGCCACTTCTTTCATTGACCAAAACATATTCTACAACATCGCACAGGACCCAACAATTAATTCCGTGGACAACATATTCAGGCCAGAGGACACAAACTTTGGCATGAAGTTAAAACCGGACATGCTGATGATGGCGGGACTCGAGGCACAGACACTGACCGCATTCCAACAGCAGATGGAACAGAATCATGCTCCCAAGACACTGTACTTCGGAGACATAAAGACGGCCGTTGCCAAAGAGGGCACAACGACCAAGTACGAAGTCGTCTACATAGAAATAAAAGATAAACTTGTAAACAACGATGGTAAAGCCGTGTCAAGTGCCATCACTCTAAGGAATTCAATAGTGAAACCAATGTTAGGACCAAGGGCGTCCAGCATGAATGCGACTGCAGACTATGTGGACTATGAAGTGACCACAGACGGCGGTCTTGCATTCCGTACTAGTGGTTCAAAAGTTAGATACGCCAACCAACTCAGTGCAGATTTAGGCTTCATTGAAAAGATTTATCCAAACGCAGTGGCCAACATGCGATCCAGGATGAAGAGTCTGGGACACAAGGAATGGGATTACCTACCATTATGGATGAAGACCACACAGGTGGATGGCCTGGCGCCATTGGGTTACGTGACCGCGGTACCTCTGTGTTACTGCAAACCTGGAACATCGGCCTTGGTTAAGAAAAGGATAGAGGACAAACAATTAAATTTTAAAAACATAGCGTTCACGATCGACAGATATGTTGTAAGCAAATCAAAAGTTACTACTGACACATTCACTGGTGATGGTACTACATCAAGTTTTGTGGTCGACGAATTAGTGCATCAAGAAGACATCCTGGTCAAAGAGGGAATCGAGACCGTGCTGGCAGGAGAAGGATGGACCGCTAGCGGTTTCGCTGGCAGTCTAAATCCAACAGCAGACACAGAGTTGAGATCTGCTGATCACGAATATGGTATAACACTGACCTACAACACCACTACAAACAAGACAACAATCACTTTTACCAAAGAAGTACCGTCTGTAGGCACAATTATCAAGGTGGAGAGAAGCAACGATAAATATCTTAAATTTAGAGACAAAGGAATACAGTAATGGCAAGTAAAATAGTACCAGGAAACATAGACGGAACATACCCTAAGGCCGGGCAGGACAACAGTTCTCAGGGATTCAGAGATAATTTCAATTCTATAAAAAACAACTTCACAGAAGCAAAAACCGAGATTGAAGATCTGCAAACTAACAAAGCCAGCACAAATGCAAATACAAATTTTTCTAATTATATAATTTCACAAGCAACTTTTAAAGATACAGCAGAAACTGTATACTCACATGGTTCGGTTTCTAGTGGATCCGTGACATTAGATCATAAAAATGGTCATTATCAAACGCTAACCATAACTGCTGACACCACTTTCGCATTCTTAAACTTCCCAACAGGTTCTGTGGGTAGAATAATATTAGACATCACAGTTGCACCAACTTCAACAGGTATCCTGACTTTCCCAAGTGCTGTGATCAAGGCAGACAATGTAGCAGGCAGTGATGGTACTTCGGACCAAGTAACGATAGGTCTGGGCCGGGCACTTTTCGAATTCATGTCACCGGACGGTGGCACAACTGTGCTGATGCACCAACTGGGCAAACAGTACACATAATAACTAAGGAGTCTTATGTACTTCCATCCATTACAAGAAGAGATAGGCAACATGTCCGAAGAGGACATATCCAAACGTATCAAAGAATTGAATAGGAAAGTAGCCATCGCAAGACGTGGCAGGAATCCGGAATTATTATTCAATCTCCAACAAGCA